TGAATTTGGTATTCTAATTTACCAAACTTAGTTATTAAGTTTTCTTGTTGTTGTTGTAACTGCTTAATAGAATTTAATTCTTCTTGAGATAGCTTGATTTGTTCACTCATTTCAAATAAATATTAATATTTTTTCTAAAACCATTTGTTGATAAATATCAATTTTTTTCTCAAGAAATGCTAGTATCAGTATTTTGGGGATTTCTTGTGTTTATTTGGTCTCTATCTAATTGGTCAAAATTAGAAACTGTTTCTTGTTGTATTACAACTTGACCCTTACTAAATCTTTTTTTATCTACTGTAAGATCTTTTTGTGGGATATCTGGTATAATATATCCATTAAGATTTATGTCAAAATTAGCTCTTACTGTTCTATCATTTCCCGCAGTAAGTTCCGTAATAGTAGTAAAACTATCTATATTAGCTTTAAATTTAAACCTATCAGGATTACCCCAGTAAGAGTTAGCAGCATAATTAATAGATTCAACTATTTTATTAAGTTGTTCTACGTAGTAAGTGTAAATTATACAACTATAAGTCATAGTTACATAATCTGGGACTACAACAGTGTGGAATTCTTTAATAGGTTTTCTATTGTTTAAAATATTAAACTTATCATATGCATTTTGTTTATTGTATGCTGTCTGAGTGTAAGCTATATTGACAGGTCTATTAGCGTCTATTTTATTATACATCCCCCTTACAGGAGATAAGGTATTACGTTTAAACATAATCATGGGGGCCATAAGAGCACCTTTATCATCTCTTATAAACCCATCACGTTGTATTGATTTCCACCTTTCGGGGGCACCATACATTACAGGAACTTCAATACGTTGACCATTTTGGACTACAAAAGGTTTAATAACATTTTTAAAATAAAAAACAATAGATTCATCTATATCTTTAATTCCTATAGAAAAAGGTTTAGTAGTATCATCTCTATAAGAGGTTTTATCTCCTCTATTTAAATCCCGAGACTGGTTGGGATTACCTCTCTGAGTGTCAAAGGGTTCAACAAACCCATTAGCTATTTCAGCTTGAGTTTTTGGTATCGGTATTCTTCCTTTAGTTGCCATTATAATCTTTCTCTAGTTATACCGGGTTTATCACCAGGAACGTAAACCGTATTACAAATAATTGAGTAATTGGCACCAAATTGTTCTAATCCAGGATTAAGAGGATTAGTATTGTAAGGATAGTCTGGGTTCTTACCTAAGATATACTGGTTAGCGTTAGTTGATTCAACTTCATAATAACCATTATAATATAAAATAATATCACCTACTTGAGGTACTACATTAGCATCTTTTAAATCTTCACGTAAAAATTTAAAGGTAATTCCCCAATTAAAATCTATACCTAAGTCACTTTCTGGGAATTCTTGGTCTGATCTTTCTATTAAGCAGTTAAATAATGTAGGACCATCGTAAAAAGCCCCATCAGCTGCTTCACCATATATGTTTACTGAAGTTTTTTCTAAAGCAAATTTGTAAAATGCACATTGTTGGGTAATAACATCCCCTAACAATTCTCTATTAATTGTTGTAAATAGATCTATATCACGTTGTCTTCCAAATAGTGCCATTAGCCAATATAAATAGTGTAAGGTACTGAGCTTAAGTCTTTTTGCACAAATTCAGAATTTGCTGCTTTCTTTTCTAATAATTTATTACGAGAAGTTTCATCTAAATATGATCTTAATCTTTCTAACAATGCTGTTTTTTCTGATGTGGCTGCTGTAATAAGATCTGCTTGATTCAGTGTAACTTCTGATCCCGGGATGGGGACTGTACCATATTTACCTCTAATATAACCTAACATTTCTTTAGCTAAAGCTAAGGTGTATTCAAAAACCCATTGTCTACCAATAGAGTTAATATATTCATAAGTAGGATTATCATAGGGCACAGTAGATATGTCTGTTACAACACCCGTCCCTAAACTACCACTTACAGTTGCTCTATTTCTATCAGATTTTAAAATATATTTAAAATGTAATGTATAGGCTTTATTGGGTATAGGAAAAAGTCTTAATTTATTATTAATTAATTCAAAACTATAATTAGATTTTCTAATCATATCATTAAAATTAATAGCTTGAATTTTAGATAAATCATAATTAATAGGCATTAATAAAAAGTTAATACCTGGGGTGTAATTACCAAATCCAAAGGCATCAAGTAGTCCCTGGACATCAGTACCAGTACCCGCATAAGGGTCAAAATATCTAACAACCGCGGGGGGTGCTTGATATAATATTTCTTTAATTTCTAAATCTCCATTATTTATACTCTGGGAGACTGCCCAATCATTCATATCATATACTTGTTGGCCTTTAGTTAAATCTAAACTACCTGTCCTCCAATCAACAGTCCCCCCAACACCTGCTTCTTCACCATATTGTTCCGCAATACGAACAACTGCGCCTAAATTAGGCCTTTGAAGTTTATAATTTAAATCAGATCCTGTAGGAGACCCTTCTAATGAAAGATAATTTTCGCTTGCTTTAAAAGCATACACTTCATTACCATAAGTTGTTACTGCTTCTTCAAAAGCTGCATAGAAACTAATATCCTGTAATTCGATATCAGTTAAAGGAAATCCCAAGCGTCTAGCACAAAATACTGCTACTTTATCAGCATCACTTTGAAAATCTACATCATTATCGTAAAACCCAAAAGGTGTATCTCCTGGGAAAAATGAACTAGAGCCGGGCCAGATTGGAGTATTTGCCATGTTGTTTGTTTATAAATATTAAAAAATTTATAAAGCTTTAGCTATAACATTAAATGTGTAAATTCCAGATGTATCTAATACAAGCCTGCCATCATTTATAAATCTAAAAGATGCATCTGAAGTATCTCCTATACCGTGAATCGAGGTTTCCGTAAAGTCTACGGCTGATCCATCAAAACATCCTATAGCAGTTCCTGTTCTAAGATTAGAACCACTTTTAATTTTATACTCAGCATGAACTGCATCATAATCCCCAAAATCAAATATAGTTGCTCCATCTGAGGCTGTTGATCCCGTAATATTTCTAACAAGTGTAGTGTCTATAAAAATAGAACCAGATAAATTAGTAGTTTTACCTCTTATATCAAGGGGAGTTGATGCATCACCCATTTGAAGGCGACCATTTGCTGGTTGAGAGTCATTAGTGGATCTAAAAATAACTTGATCAATTTCATCAAGCATTGCTGATCCACTATAAATGTTTATATCACCATGAAATGCGGGATTTCCAAAAAGATTAGAATCATTGGCAAATTGTACAGATGAACTGAGAAATGTTAATTCAGTTACATTTTTAATAGTAAGGGGTGAATTGCCCTCAATTGTTGTAGCTTTAAGGTGTTTAAATGAACCCGTAAGTGAACCACTAATGTTACCTGAGGCTGTGATTTCTCCTACTAAGAGATTATTTAAATTGGCATTACTGCCTGAAGTTATTACTTTTTTCCAGTTAGGCATACTTTTTTATATTGTGGTTGGCTACACCAAAAGTGTGGTGTCCACTTCCCTTACGGGCCGACAATTTAGTATAAATACATAAAAAGGATCACTTATTTGTGATCCTCTTTGTTTTTGTTTTATTTAGGTCGGAAATATTTGTTTCTAATTTTGCTTGTAAAGAAGCAATTCTTTGAGCATCTGATCCTTTTATGGTTATATGGTTTAATGATTCTCTTAGTACACTTAATTCTTCAACTGTATAACTCATTTTATATTAACGTATTGGTTTTGTAACTTAACTACTACTTTGTAAAGCATATCTAAATCTTTACCTTTGAAAGTAGATTCTTTAATAGTATTTAATATAAATTCTATTTCTTGTTTCTCCAAATTATCGGGAGTGGATTTTTGGCGGGATATTTTATCTAATAAAGACATAACTTTTTTAATTAAATATTAAACATAAATGAAAATATCGTCGGAGGCATCAATTTTAATATTTCCTCTTTGTTGATATAAAGCTATATCAGTTTGAGAGGCATCTATATCAATTACCATAGCGACATAAGCATCGGCAGTAAAAGTAGCAGAATCCGCAGAAAAACTACTTGTAACACCAAATCTACCGGCATTCGAGGAGGCAGCGGCATCATATCCAAATAATACTCCTTTATCTTGAACATTTTGTTGAACTACAAAACCACCTGGGGAATTATCAGTACTGGAACCAGAATTTAATAGGATAAATTGATCAGCTACTTCTAAGTTAGTTGTTTGTTGAAATGAAGCTGTTCCTTGTACTACAAGATCATTAGCAATTGTGATAACACCTGAGAATGTTCTGTTCCCCGAGATTGTATCTGCTAAAGTAAATGTAACTGCTCCTGAACCATCAAAAGTACCATTGTTAGAAGATAAACCAGTTCCTGCTGTTAAGGCATTTGGTACCTTAAGAACGGATAATGTATTACTAGATACTGCAATTGTGCTAGTATCGGCAACGTTAGCATTTAGCATTGTGCCCTCTACGGAAGTTGCTTGAATTGTCGAAACTCCACCAGTACTTACATTAACGTCTCCTGCAATGGTATTAAGAATAGATCCAGTTGCAGATCCAGCAATCATAGATATTTCGACGGCATTTGCTTGAATTGTTGAAACACCACCAGTGCTTACATTAACATCTCCAGCAATAGTATTAAGAATAGATCCTGTTGCTGCCTCAGCAATCATAGACAATTCAACTGCATCATTTGCAATTGTTAAAGCACCACCTGCTGCTACGGTAGCATCCCCACTTATCTTTCCAAGTGCATAATCAGCAACAGCAGAAGCAGAAGTAAATTTACTAGCTCCATCATTTACAAATACTTTTATAGCATCTGCAGGATCAATATAAGTTGTTGGGAAACTAGCAGCTACTCCTGAAAGGCCACTACCGTCTCCAAAAAATGAACCACTAAATGATCCTGATGCATCCGCTAGTTCTGCTCTAGACCCTGATACTATTACTTTTCTCCACTCTGCCATTTTATATTAATTTATTATACATATTATATTATTCTATCCCCAAATAAAAACTTCCACTACCATAATACATCCCGCCTTCTATTGGGGTAGGTTGGGTCTGTGAATTAGGATGTAAATCTGTAAATACAGGAATACCTTCACTGGTGATTTTATATCGAGTTGCAGAGGATGTAGTAATAAGCATTACATCATTTTGTCCATTTACTTGCCCCCTAAAAGATGCTGCACCTAGTCTTCCTGTAAATATACCATCTGAACCTGAAAGGGATGTTAATTGATTTGAAGCGCCTTTTACTGATATTCCTGCAGATGTAGCTGTTAAAGATGCCTCTTTAGCCTTAGTAGTAGAATTTACAAATTCAATTGTAGAATTAAAAGTCCTAATATGGCCTATGGAAGCTGTGTTGAAATAGTTACTATCATCTCCTAAATTATACAATAAATCACCATCAGGTATTATATGACCTCTAGCTACTAAAAGTTCAAATGATCCTGTAGGGGCTTGTACACTACCCGTTACAGATAATAAAGATCCAGTAAATCTTAAATTTTCTTCAGCTAATAAACCTGATGTAGTTCCAGTAGATCTTATAACCCTAAATGCTTCGGGGTTTGAGACTGTAGCTCCATCAACACCTGAAGTTCCGGAGCTGCCTGAAGTACCAGATGTACCAAAATTATCTCCTATTAATATAGTTACATTAGAAGAACTTCCAATACTATAAGAAGCATTGTCTCCTTCTACATAAGATACTGTTAAATTGTAAAATGTTTCACTAATGTCAGAATTGGCACTTGTAATGTTCCATTGGTCTATATTACCTCCATTAACTATTTTTATAATACCTTTATTAAAAGCATCTAAATCTTCAAGAAAAGATAAATGAGAAGTACCCCCATTATCAGTTATATGAATCCTAATAAGAGTTATATTACCCGGAGTAGTACTATTCGATGTAATATCTCCAGAAGGAGGATTTCCACCTGTCCCCGCAAATAAATAAGTTTTACTAGGTAATATTAAATCCGCACCATCAATTCCACTAGTACCACTTGAACCCGAGGTGCCTGAAGAGCCACTAGAACCTGATGTTCCAGAAGAACCACTTGAGCCTGAGGTACCTGAGGAGCCTGAAGAGCCTGAGGTACCTGAAGAACCTGAAGAGCCTGAGGTACCTGAAGAACCTGAAGAGCCTGAGCTACCTGAAGAGCCTGAAGTGCCTGAGGTACCACTTGAGCCTGAGGTCCCTGAAGAACCTGAAGTACCAGAAGAACCACTAGTACCTGAGGTGCCTGAGGAACCTGATGATCCTGATGATCCTGATGATCCACTTGTACCACTTGATCCTGAAGTGCCTGAAGTGCCACTTGAACCTGAAGATCCTGATGATCCTGATGATCCTGATGATCCACTTGTACCACTTGATCCTGAAGTGCCTGAAGTGCCAGAAGAACCACTAGTGCCCGAAGAACCTGAAGTACCACTTGAACCCGAAGTACCTGAGGTACCAGGTTTACCTGAAGCACCCTCATTTATGGTTACTACTTTAGTATTTTCCTCCTGGACAATTAAGTTTGTTTGGGGTAATTCAATAGTAACAGACTTATTACAAATATTATCTGTAATAATAACCTTTTCATTCTGATCTTGTAGAATGATTTGGTTTGGTTGGTCTGATATGTTAATTGAGTTACGACCCACACTTAGTTATATTTACTTGATTATTGATTTTTGAAACTGTAATGTTGGAGTTAACCATTATAACAGTTACAGTATCACCACAATTTTCTGTTACTATTATTTTAGATAAATTTTTTAATGGAACTACCTTGTTCATTAAAAACTACCTAATGTTACGTTTTTACTTAATTGAACCTTTCCTTCTAATAACCTTGTAACTACGGGGTTAACATCAATTGTTGCTATTTCTAAATCATAAACTGCCTCTCCAAAGTCTAATAATGATGAAGAAGCTGCTGAAATGAAAATTCCTATAGTACCGGAAGTAGGAGGATTTAATCCATCAGATCCACTAAAGTTTAAACCAGTTCCATCTGCATCTAAACTACTTGATAATGTAATGTGAATAGTAGAGTCCCCAATAGCAGGGCGGATTTGCATTCTACCTTGGTGTCCTGTTAAATTAATAGGATCATTATTTGAATCTTTATACGCTAATTCAAAATCTAAAGTTGATCCCTGTTCTATTGTAAATGAGTATCTTCCTGCAGACATGGTTTTTCATATAAATATCAATAAATTGGGTTATCTACATAATAATCTCTTAAATCTTCAACAATTTCATTACGGTGGTTAGAATTTAAGGTTATAGCTTCAAGATTTTTTACTTTTTTAGAAGCTTTATATAAATATTTAAATCCTGAGTCTGATTTTTTCTTTAAGTCTGTTTGGTGGGCATCCCCACACACCATCATTTTAGATCTTAATCCTATACGGGTAGATATCATTTCCATTTGATCGTGGGTTACATTTTGAGCTTCATCAACAATAATACATGAATCTAAAAATGTTCTACCTCTCATAAATGATACAGGAACAATTTCTATCTTACCATCCGCTATAAGTTTTTCAACTTTAGCTTTATCATACAACATATATAAATTTTGATAAATAGGTTGTACCCAAGGATCCATTTTTTCTCTTAAATCCCCTGGTAAGAATCCTATTTCTTCTTTACTTACTGTGGGGCGAGTAATAATGATTTTATCATATATCCTTCTTAAAAGACCATCTAAAGCTACTTGACACGCCAATAATGTTTTTCCTGATCCTGCTTGGCCTGCCAATAACGTTATAGTGTTATCTAAAATTAGCTGTTTAGCTTCTTTTTGTTCTTCATTTAGTTGGATTTTAAATTTTATAGGGTTTTTCACTACTTTTTTTTCTCTGAAGATTTCTTCAGCTTTGGGGGTGTTGTTGAAATGGGTCATTTCTGAAATTGATTTTAACTAATTTATCTAATCCAGCATTTATATGCATTTCATCATCTAAGACAAGGTCAAAATCGTATCTTTCATCTAATGGAAGAACTAAATCAACTTGTGAACCCCATCTTATCAGTGAAAAGCGTTCGTTTTGAGAAACAGGAGCGTTTTGGTCATTTATAAAGGGAGCAATTACATTTACATCTTCATCTGCAATCTGTACTAAATAGTAAGTATAATCTAATTGAGGTGAGTATATTTTGTTTAACATTCTTTCATTATACTTAAGGTAATCCATATTATTAGGATTAATAGCAGCATTAAGAATGTCTTTTTCTACAGCAAGCATAGGCTTATTAGTAGATTCAATTGGATCTAATCCTTTATATTGTAATATACCTGGGTATGGGATTCTATTTACATGGACATCATAAAATGACATAAATATACCAATTACAAGAGAGGGTTGATTATATTGTTTATTACCTAAAACATCTTGTAATGTATAATCTATACCTTTAATTTCTACTATAGGGTCAGTAGCGTCTTTTACATATTTTTGGTATAAAATAGTACCATCTGCAGGAGCGTAAAAATGTCTATGATCTATATAGTTAGGACGCATAGGGTCTCTAAAGAAAAAAGTATTTGATAATTCACCTACTTCTAATTTAGAAAGTTCTGCAACTTCTCCCTCTAACCAATCTTCTAAATGTTGAGCCATTAAAGGAGAGATTTAGTTTGGTCAACATAATTTAAGTGCATCATCATACAACTTAACATAGCTCCTGATTTCATAAATTCTGAAATGTTGAAGAATACAGGTTCAAGCCCTTCATTAAAGCATATTCTTTCTAATGTATTAATTTTAGCTTTTTCAGCTTCATAATTTTCATCTGCTCTAGTAAGCTCAGAAATATTTGAAGCACATAAAATCATATTACCTAATCTAACAGAATTAGCAATACCGTTGTAGGTATCATCAACACTTATGTCTATTATGTCAGTATATTGTGATATTTGCGTTAACTCCTCAGGGTCGAAGAGCTCCGTGCAAATTAATGTTTTATCTTTAGTTAACGGGAAGATGCAACAATCAAGATGGTAAAGATATTCATCTACCATTTCGATTTTAATGATATTCATGTCAAATTCTTTTTCCATCCATTTAAAAGCCCGAATATCGGATCGTTGACCGTATCCCCCTATATAAACATTATCATAAAGATATTTTAAATCAGCTTCTCCTTCCCATTTGAAGGGGCATGTGTGGGTTTTATACCCCATTGATTCAAAAAATGGCTTTCCAACTTTTTCTTCTCCTTGTCGGGGTTTAGAAGTAAAATTAGACATAATAATATTATTTGAATCCTTAATGTGGGGTAATTGTAACCCCATATTAGCTACATATACTAAATCTTGGAAATTACCTTCAGCAGGTAGAGTATAAACTAAAGAATTACCTGCTACAAATTGATATAAATCTAAAAATTGTCGGTAAGCATTTCCTTTATTTACTTTTAATTCTTCTTCTTTCATTTCTTGCATCCAAATATTATTTGGGACTGCAGTGTCTAAAGTAAAAGGAAAATTCATAACGAATGCCGGTATAGGCAATTGTGAGGGGGTTTCTTTCATTTTTGTATAACTTTATTGTTTAATATAAATATAGTAGGAACTAGTAAGCACATAAAAAGCCCCGCCGAAGCGGGGCTTTTCTTTAGACTATATTAAGATCTATTAGAGGGTGTTTAAACCACCAACGTAAATCTTAGCGTAGTATTCAGGTCTTAACATCTTCTTTGCATAACGAGTTAAGAGACCTTTTCTTGGAGTGAAGGTCGTTGGATCGTATACAAGAGGAGTCATAATTAATGGAATGTAAGGAGCGAAAGTAGCACCTGTTTCCAAGAATTGTGAACCTTTAAAGCCGAGAAGAATAGTATTCTCAGTCATGTAAGGGTTCTTATAAACCTCATACTTGCTGTTTAAGTTACCAACTTTCTGGATACCAAACGCGTAGTTCATAGTGTTAGCATCAGCACCATCGGCAGCTGCAAAACCAGGAATTGATTCTAAGATAGTACCGACTGTTGGAGAGCAAACTAAGAAATTAGCACCGCCTCTCAAAGTAGCCTGGTGAATCTTGTTGCTGACCTTATTGATCTTAGTACCGAGGGTTTGGAACCATTGGCCTTGTGTGTTGTAGAAGTTTAAGTTGCTATTTGAAGCGACATCAGATGTACCATCGTAAGCAACATTGTTCTCAGCTGTCCAGTATTCAGTGGTCAACGCATTTTCTAACAACATACCGAGGATTTCCAAATCGATCTCAAGAGCGATGTACTCACTCATGATTGAAGTTAACTCAGCCTCAGCATCTAAACTGTGGTAAGCGTTCAAATCTTGAGCGAATTCAGGAGTCCATACAGCCTTAAGCTTCTTAGTCTTAGCAACAATTGCTTCAGACTTCATCTTAACGTTGATCTCAGGAATATCGATAGTAGCGTTGTCGTTGTTTAAGCTAGTATTACCATCTTCGAAATCACCTCTCTTGTTATCAGTAGGCTGTTGTACGTAAGTAACCTCCATAGCTGAAGGATCAACACCATCAGTACCTAAAGCAAACAAATCGAAGTTATTACCTGCGATTGTGTTATATTGAGGATAGTTAGTAGTAACAGCAACACCCGAAACGAAGAAACCTCTAACACCTTCTAAATCAGGTTCGTTAAAGCTAGTTTTTACAAATGAAATCTTCTTTAAAGTACCATTAGAAACAGAAGCAGACAAAGCTGAATCGTATCCTGTTTCAGCCCAAGATGCAGTTGCAATAGCTGTTGGAGCGTTGAAAGCAGATTGAGTTGTGTTAGAAGAGTAAGTCCACTTACCGGCACCATATAAACCATCGGTAACGGGGCTTACATCAGTTTTACCATAAAGTGATCCTGCACCAAATACATCACCACCGTTAGTGAATTTACCACCTTGAGTTGGGTATGCACCTCCACCTCCGTATTGGAAATCAAGGAAGAAAACGAGTCCAGAAGGTAAGCTCATTGGTTGAACCGAAACGAAATCTTTCGCTGCGATTTGACCAAATACCTTTCTTACGAGAGGAAGAGCAATACCAGCCCACTGTTCACCAGTTCCAGCTGAGAATGAAGCACCAGCAGTACCACCACCGGTTTGAGACGACTCAACAACGAGTTGTTTCGCCTGATTTTCGAGGATTAAAGACATATTGTTTTTCTCAGTTTCGTTACCGATACCTTCTAACAATCCTGTCTTGTTCCACTTATTAGCCAACCTAGCAGCGTCAGATTGAACTGACTTCCACTGATTGGAGCTCTCTAGGAGAGAATTTAAGTTTGACATTTTTTATTTTTTTAAAATTAAGTTAAAATTATTTAATACCTGCAAGTTGTTTAAAACGATTGACCATAGCATCTTCTTGTACAACATTTTCAGTTATAGGACGCTTTGGAGCAACACCTGCTGGTTTAGAAGCAGAACCTAATGATTCTCTAATATTAGATTTTTTAGTTTTAGCAACTAAATTTTCATTAAGAGTTTCAAAAATTGTTTTTGCTTGCTTAACCGTTTCGGCTTTATCAAAAGCCTTAAGAACCTTAATTTTCTGATTTTCAGTTAAGCTTTTGCCTCTGAAAATCTTATTAGTATAGAGTAGTTTAGAGTTAAGTAAGTTAACTTCATTAAGATCAGAACGAAGTTGATTGATTGCAGCCTTAGCTTCTTCAAGTTCTTCTTTCATTTCTTCTTTTTCTTCATCAACTTTTTCTTCTTTACCTTCTTCAAGATCAATATCGTCAATTTCAATGTCTACGTCAGCATCTCCTTCTGTACCATCGTCCGTATCCTCATCTTCTTCAGCTTCGGATTCATCTGCATTTGGTCCAGGAACGAGTTCACCGTCTTCAATCATATCTTCAATGATATCTTCAATCATGGTTTTTAACTCATCTTCACTCATATCTTCGAGGTTAATTTCATCATCCATTTCTTCAGCTTCATACATGTCTTTTTCTTCATCCATGTCCTTTGTTTCGTCCATGTCTTTAGTTTCGTCCATGTCTTTAGCTTCATCCATGTCTTTTTCTTCCTCGAGTTCTAACTCAGCTAGAATTTCTTCTAAGTTAAGTTCTTCGTCCATGTCCTCAGCTTCATCCATGTCTTTCTTGCCGTGAACGGCTTCATCCATGTCTTTTTCTTCATCCATGTCCTTTTTACCGTACGCTTCATCCATCTCTTTCTCTTCGTCCACCTTTTTCTCTTTTTCAACTTCAGAAAGATCAGTTTCATCTAGATCTTCCATTTCATTGATTTTTTGAGTAAGCATGTCCTTAAGATGAGGGGTAAAAGCTTCTTCTAAAGCGGCCTTCGCATTTGCGATAGCGACTTCTTTAACTGCTTTAGCATCTGCAATAGCATCTGCTAACAAATCTCTGTTTGCCATTTTTCCTAAATTTTTTTGTTGGGAAAGTACGCTTATTCTGTAGAAGCGTAATAGTGATTAATAAATTGATAATCGGTATCGTATAGACTGACGATACATTTTTCACGTGTAAATATATAAAAAAAAGGGAAAATGCAATTTTAGCACCTTCCCTTTAATATTTTATAAAAAAAAAATTTATATAATAGGACATTGCCCATTATTACAAAGAATTTCTGTAATTATTTCGTTAACTTTATAATATTCTTTTGTTGAAAGAAATTTAGAATCTAAACCTTCCTGTATGGGGGCAACATATGCTCCTGGGGTTGATGGAGTTGATACAAAATCCCAACATAATAATTCAAAATCATCCTGGACTTCTTGTACTCCGTTTGATCCGGGTTTTAAACTACCCATACCTCTTGAAGATACACCTACCGTAATCCCATTTTTAAATAACTCTGTTAGTATATTACCTGAGGGGGTTGGAAGGATTTCAATTTTACCTATTACATCATCTCCCTTCCAATAAATTTCTTTAATATTATGTGAAACATTTTTTAGATTAATAATAGAAGAATCAGGATGATCAAGTTCACCTAATGCCCTATTTTCTGCTATTGGTCCTTTTTGATAATTTTCAACCTCTCTTTCTAAAATCTTTCTAGGGTAAAATCTACCGTTACCATTTTTGGTTTCTGCAGATTGTAATCTACCCTCAACAAGCAAATTACCTCTTTCGGTTTTAACCGCTTCAGTAATTGACTGTGGGGAAACCGTAAAAAGTTGGGTTTCTATGAGGGTTTGACGAATCATTTGCCTCCAGTCATATTATTTTTATCCGCTGAAGCTTCCATTAATTTTTTTTCTAGTTCCTTAATTTCTTTTTCAACTTCTTTAAGTGCCTCTTGATTAATAAATTCTGAGATAGATTCATCTTCGCTTACCATCATAGCTTTTTTTCTTTCTGCTATTGCTCTTTCATAAATCTTAGCCTCAACTTTCTTTTTAGCAATTTCTCCTAAACGTTCAGCTTCTTTGAGCACTTCAGGCATTTTCATTCTGCCTTCTTTTTTCATCTTAGATTTTTCAATTTTTTCTCCTTTAGCAACTCCCGCTCCATAGATGTTTTCTTCACCTTTTTTACCTAACCTTTTAGCATCATCTGCTCTTTTAGCATCGGTATCGCCCTCATCTACTTTTTCTTCTTCGTTTAAAAAAGCTTCAAATTTATTTTCATAATTAGTTTTGGGTCTTTCTAAAAATGGATTACCTACTGAAGGTATTCCAGCCACTGCTTCTTCTAATAATTCTTTAAGATCTGTTGATTTACTCATTTTATTTTCTTTTAAGTCTCCGTAGCCGGATGATTTATATTTACCTTTTAGTTCTTCGTGTTGTTTTAATTCTTCATACCCTAAACCATCTATTTTAAAAGCAGCATTTTTAGTATAAAAAATTGGGTCTTTTTCTAAATTTTTAGCAACTATTTCCTTTGCTCCTTCTAAATCCAATTTAGAATCTTTTTCTAACTCAACTCTAACACCATTAAGATATTGGTCAAATATTTGATTGTCTAAATTTTTAGGATCCTTATAGTCATACCCTGCTGTTTCAGCATCTTCTACTTCTTTAGTAGTTTTCTTTTCATCCGCTTTAACTTCTTCATTAACAAATTTATCAAATGAAGTAAATGGGTTCAACCCAGCAGAAGGCATTAAAGGAAAAATGTTTTCACTAATTACACTACGTTGCTTTAATAATTTAGCAGTTTGATTAAATGTAGAGGCATTAGGAACAATGTTAGGAAATAATCGCTTTGCTTCTTTATTGAAAATGCCTTTATGTCCTTTTCCTTCTTTAATTAAATTATATTGTTCTTGAAGTGTTTTCATGGTTATAAATATTAATCCTTATATAAATCTACATAATCAAATCCCTTTGATTTTTTTCTTAAAGCCTTTCTATCAACGGGTTTATATCCCATTTTAATATATTGACTATCAGGGGCAGGAGAATTTTTTTTTCTAAAAGCATATTTAGTTAAATACCCTCCTGCTGCACCCGAAGTACTAATTTCTTGAACGGTTTGTTTAACCATAGCATATTGATCAGGATAGTTTTTTCTAAAGAATGTTCTAAATTTATTAAAAGTATCAGAAACTTTTTTATATTGTTCTTTATATTCTTGGTTTCCTCTTAAGTCTTTTTGAGTAGTTAAATCCTTAGCAACTTCTTTAGCTTTATCTAAAGTTTTAAATAATTCTATAAAACTTGGAAGATCAATAATAGTATGGGAGATGCCCCCTCCTTCCCTTCTTTCTTCAGGTTTATCAGCTTTAGCATAATACTCTAAATCATCAGCAAAAAAATCATCATTACTTACGGGACCATATCTATCTTCTATTTTTTTAAGAAAACTAGGACTTAGTTCTGAAGGTTTGATAGGCATTATTGATTTGCTTTATTTAATTCTTCAGTTAACTCATAATACTGAAGGAGATTGATTAAATCATCATTATTGATTCGAGCCCCTTTATTTATTTCTTTAAGTAATTTGACTACTTCTAAAATTTTGATTTTAGTAGCATCATCTTTTACTTTTTTAACTTGAAGATTTAGTAATTTTTTAACTTCGTTAATTTTACTATTATAAATTTCTTTTAAACGAGGTGTATTGTCAATTGAGTTCATAAACTCTTTAAGTACTTCTTTTTGTCCCTTATTTAAATTAGCATATTTACCATTAAACTTTTCAAGCATTACTTTATAGGTAAGTACTCTTAAATCTTTATCATATTTAGCAAATTCTTCAACTAAATCCTGTTTAACTTTTTTCTGTGATATAGGACGTTCAGTTAAACATTCTAATATAGTAACTTTATTATCTATAATTGCATTTGTTTCAGATAATTTATCCGAATTATAAATTTCTATTAATTTATAGAAAGCAGCATACCCCTTATAGTTGGGTACCTGGTGTCTAAAGAATTCATTTATATTATAGTATTTTCTTATTTCGTTAATAAGATTATATTTTTCTCTTCTTAAAGCACTTCTATTTAATTTACGGGCAGCTTCAAGTACAGCATTTAAAGTTATTTCTGCTTTCCCTTCACTTAAATTCTTAGTTTTAAATAGGGTCTCATACAATTTATATTCTTTCCCTAATTCAGTTTTAGCAAATGCTGTTTTCAGCAAATCAAGGGAAGGAGACGAACCACCGTTAAGAGTATCAGCAGTTATTTGTCTCACTAGAAGCTCAAATAAAAGGCCCGTATTTTTATACTTAGAATGTTTAATTTTCATCAATAGGCTTTTTTATAAATATATAAAGATTTTTACTCCTTTAATTGTTTTTCATCAAGTAGCGAATCATCTTGCTCAAAAACTAACTGTTTGCGATTAACCGGTATCCTTTTAAGCATATCTTTATTTTGTAAATAAGCTGTTTTGGCTTCTAAAGCTAATGGAGAACCTCCTTTATATGTAGGTTTTATAGAATTTGATTCATTTTCTTTTCCTTTCATGGCATCTACCCCTAATCTATCTTTTCCAAAATTACTATCTTGTGTATTAATATTAGAAACTTTTTCTTCAGGGCGGCCTAATTCTTTCTCGTTATATCCAGCGGGTACATTATCAGGTTTATCATAATATCTTCCTTTACCATATAATGAAGCTAAATCATGAGGGGTTCCATAAGACTCACCCGATTCTACTGGGTCGTTTCCTTCTGCTTCTATTTGGGCATTACGGAAAGCGCGTTTAGAATCTTCTCTAACTAAATCTCTAAATTCATGATAATCATCCTCACTTAAATGGAATAAATTATCATAAATAAAATCAGTTGGGAATAATTTAGAATCTGTCATTTGGGACGCTAAATCCATTTTTTCTTTCATTAACGCTACTCTTTCCTGATCATAGATAATTGAAGGAGTAGTTAAATTAAGCTCAAAATTAACTAAGTCATCACCATCATATCCTTGGGTATAAAGGTGGACAACAGCAATTTTATATAACTCTGAAAGAATAATTCTTTGGATACGTTCTACAGTGCGAGCAAATCTAATATCCATTGCTGCCAGCGTAGCTTTACCTTCTGTATCTTCACCATATCCTAAAAATGCTTTAGGTACTTTAAGGGCCGCAAATAATTTATTTCTTAAATATTCTACATCAGTAATACCATCATATTGAAGACCTGGGGTAGTTTCAATTTTTGTTGAAGCATCATTACCTCTTAATGGGATATAATAATCCTCTAAGAGATTTTGCATATTATATTTTAAATTATAATCTCCAGTGTCTTGATCAACATATGGAGTACGCTTCATTTTGGAAATTGTTTTTTCCATAAAATTTTCTATTTCAGCAGGAGGAATAGCACCTACATTAATATAGAAAATACGTTTTTCAGGTGCGCGGACAATTCTATGTACTAACATAGCATCTTCCATTAGCACATATTGCTTAAATAATTTACGAGCAGGTTCAATATAACTTCTACCGTATGGAAGATAATTTACATCTGAGAGAAGTCTAAAATGAGCTATTTCGTAATTATCAAAATAAATTGCTTTTGTATTATTACTATTTCCTCCCGAACTTTGTAGACCCCCAAAATATCCACCATATTCTCCTCCTCCACTTAAACCATCCGGGTCAAATTTAAATTTAACTTCTACTTGGTGGTTATTAGATTCACTAATTTTTTCCTCTCTTATAATGTTATAAGCGGTGTATGGGATTACATTATATACACCAAATTCTTCTGCTATTTCAAGTTTTAGGAAAAAATCACCATATTTGCACATTTGGCGAATCCACATCCAAAGATTAAATTCTATGTTTAAAACATCATAAAAAAGGTTATAAAGAATTCTTTGAAGATTTTCGTCTGAGGATTTGATTTGAAGTACCTCTCCCATATCATTTTTAAGGGTAGATTCATCACATAAAATATCTAAAGCAGAAGCAATGATAGCATCTGTATCCATCGCCTCATAATCAGAATATAATTGAGTTCTTAATGTTTGATAATTAAGAGCCGGATTATAGACTGGCATTTGGTTTGTAGTATACAATCTATTGTATCTATCAACCATTGAATTAGTTTCAACTTGTCCAGTTTGTTGATATTTGCTAAAGTCTAATGTCTTTAGTTTACTACCTCCTACATTACGAATTAATACGTCTGTGGAAAATAATCTTCTTAATCTTGTAAATACGCTTGTATCAGCCATGTTATATTAATATATGAATAAATATTACAGAATCCAACTAAAGTCCTCAGTCCCCCCTTTTCCATTATCCATATGATAGGGGTTATCTTTGCCTGTAGAAAAATATGCTCCTTGATAATTAACTGTGCTTTTGTTAAAAGATCCTAAAGCTGCTTTTGTAACATCTAATCCGTGTTGTCTAAATTTAAGTGCGGTATCCCTCACATAAAGGCCTATACCAAAACTCATAACTAGGTCATCATTATACCCTATTTGAGCTTCAGCTCGACCATACTTCCAAATAAAAGTTTTCATTTCTTCAACCAAACGTTTTGATTGTATTGTAACTCCTTTATCACTAACATATTCTTGGAATTTACCAATAACCATAGGACGAGTTCTACTAGACATAGTAAAACCCGCAGTCATACTAGAATTATTTTCATAGTTTTGAATGTATGATTCTACATTAACATTATCCGCTTTAGGGGAATAATATAAATTTTGATAACCTTTTTCAATTATAGTTTGAATCGTACTCCAACCAATATTTGCATTTTCAACTACAAGTAATGCATTATTATACTCAGTAGCAATTGCAGTAAGAATATTTCCAAAGTCTTTAGTTCCTACCTGTCCCTTATATTCACCTACTTGGGTGGCATTTTCAATATCAAATATGTGAAATGCAGAATAGTCTTTACCATCTCCCCTAGCTACGTCAGCTGATATCATATATGATCTAGTATAATCTGCAGGTTCCCAAATCCATAAATTTTGATCTACTCCTCTCCTTTCAAGAGGTTCTCTAATAGTAGTCTTTTCTATAAACTCCATGTATTCCGGATAAAATACAACATCACCCGAAGTACTAAAATCACAATCACATTCTTGTGCTGCCATTCTAGGATCTCCTAGCAATTCATCTTGTCTATCTCTCCAAATTTGGTCTCGTTCGGGGTGAACATACCAAGGAAGTTTAATAGGTAAAAAGTCGTTTTCTTTAGCTTCAGCTCTACTCCATGTTTGGTGAAACCAATTACCAGTACCATAAGGAGTAGATAATGCTATACAACCACCACCAGTAGCAAGGGTTTGTTGGGCAGAAGCCCAAATCTCACCAATATTTTCAATAAATGCGGCCTCATCAATTAATAGAAGGGAAACTGCTTCTGATCTACCAGCATCACTTGATGCTGAAGTAGCTTTTATTTGGGAACCATTAGCTAATCTAAGAGTTAGTTTATTGTTTTCTTCGTAATCTACTTTTAGCCATGAAGGTAGATTTTCATACATAAATTTAACCTTTGTAACCATGTTTTTAGCAGTTTCCTGCTTTGTAGCAATACAAAGAATATTTTTATCTTTATGAAAAGTCATCATCCATAAAGAATATCCAGCGGATAAAGTAGAAATACCTAACTGTCTAGATTTAAGAATAATTGAATAAGGGTTTTCTTGAACTAATTTAAGTACTTTTTCTTGAAAAGGATAAAGATGAAAATTAATTCTACCTCTTTGGGGGTGCTGGATCATACAGTACTTTTTCATAAAGTGGATAGGATCCTGAGCACATTTAAGGTACTCTTGTCTTATTATCTGTTTTAGATCACTCATTCAGGGAGTGTATAATCAAGTGCTTGAATTAAAATTACAGTACTTAAAAATCCCGCAGCTATCCCTACAGATGGTTTGTTATACCATTTATCTACTTGATCTAATCTATCTAAATGAAGTTGAATTTGTTCATTTAATAAAACAATTTCTTCATCTTTAAACTTTATAACTAAACTATCTTGTTTAGCAAGTAGTTCATGTAATTTTATAGTTCTTTCTAAATCTAGGATTATACTAGATTTTAGTGAATCTTGAACTTCAAGAGTATCTAAAGCTAAAAAAAATTCTTCAAGTTCTACTTCAGGGATTTGAAGAGTATCTTGTGAATAACAAATACTAGATATTCCTAAAAATAGGGTTAACAGTAAATGTTTCATGATTTCTTTTTTGGTTGGCCTTGATTTTTTTTACGATATTTGCCTTTAAAGTTTTTAACAGTTTTTTTAGCTGCTGTAGTATCTTTAACTTGCTTTTTAGTAGTTGCAGTTTTCTTTTTAGACTCAGTGATTTGCTTTTTAGTCTTTACTTTAGCTTCTTCTACTTTACGAGTTTTAGCTTGTACCGTTTTAATTTTTTCTTTGTTAGCTTTAACTTTTTTAGTTTGCTCTTTTTTCTTAGAGGTAGCATTAAGGGCAAGCATACCCCCAATAAAAGCAATTGCTCCTAAAATGTATTTCCATAATTTCATGTTGATAAATATTAAAATTTAATAGTTTTTATCATTTGTTCAATACGTTCTTCAGTTGATCCCTTAAGAGTATGAACAATAGGGCGATGTTTAAGTAAAAGTTTTTGAATTTCTTCATCAATTTGTTTTCTATAATCAGAATCAGTTTCACGAACACCATTATCTTCAATATCAATCCCTTCTGGGGAGATATAAAATATATAGTCATATTGGGATATAAATCTTTTAGCATAATCTTCAAATGCATCACTATCAATTACACTAACCATTTTAGCACAATTTGTAAATGCCATAACATCAATAATAGTACGATCAGTAATTAAACGATCTTGCATTAATTCCGTTACGCGTTCTGCTAAAAATATAGTTTGACCCTCAATAGTAGTTTTATGGTTCAAGGGAATACCTAATGAATTAAGATATTTGCTACGTTCTGTAGTGCATGTATAACCCTTAAATTGCTCTATTTCAGATAAAGCTTTAACTAGTGTTGTTTTTCCAACACTCATTGTTCCTGTAAGTCCTATTTTCATATTAGCCTCCTTGTCTTGCTGATTCACGCATTGCTGGATTTTTATACCAAGGTAATCCTGTTCTATCTCGTCTTTTTTCCTTCCATTCATCTTCAGTATGGAATATACCATAAAGATAATATTCTCTTAGCCGTTTTACACCCTGAGGTAGAAGAGCAGGGCCGTCCCAATTATGGAGTTTACCATCCCATGTATGTAAAATTGTACCATCAGGGGTTTTAATACGCCTTGGTTCAGGCCATTTTTCACTTTTTCCCATTATTTTAATTTATTAGTATTTTCTTTGGGCATTGTTAATCCTCCCATAATATACTCATGTGTATCTCCCATTTCCCAAGATTCTTGGTTATTAACGGGGTCATTTAAAAAATCATTTACTTCTTTTTGCAACAATAATATTTGTTCTGCTACTAAAGTACCTTGTGCCCCCGATACTGTAATGCCTCTAGCACTTAATGCATCACCCACAAAGTGTACATTAGGATATGTAGTTAAACTCAAGTCTTGATAATTTACAAGGGGTTCAGGTGATAAATATTTTACCTCAGGTACATAAATTCCCCAATCATCCCCAAGTGTTGGAAATACTTTTTTCATATCCTCAATAAAATCTTCAATATATTGAAAATATCCTTTAAATGCATCTTTTACTTCTTGGAGACCCTTTTCATTGATATAATGTGCTTTAACCCAATCACCTTCAGATGTAAGTGTTTTATCTTTATATGAAGGACTATAATAAAGACCTGCTTTGTATTTATCTTGAAAACGACCTATTGCTTTTTTCCCTCCTCTACCCTCACCGGATACAATATCCATTTTATTTACCTTAGAGACTAATTCACGGGACCAATCAAATGGTTTATCAATGCCCTTAACTTCCATTAAAATACCAAAATTCGTCATATCGTTGCGATATGCTTCGTCTTTTTTAGCATGACCATTATAGCTATAATCACCATATGTTTCTTCAAGTGCTACATATGCTGCATTATTGTTAGTGCAAAATGAACGAAGTGATACACCCTCATCCTCAAACTTACGATATAATTTGAAATCATAACTTACATCAATAAGTTTTTGGAAGTGCTTTTGTGGTGCTTCAAAACGTACACCAATTTGAACCGGTTTAGGTTCAGTTGGTAATTCATATTGTTCTGCTAGTTGCTTACCAAAATCAATTCCCGATTTACCTACACCAAATATAAGTGTATCATAATTAAGTTCTCCACCTTCAAATTTAGCTACTTGAGTGTCAAATTTTATAGATGTAACTTTAGTATTCCATATAAAATTAACACCTTTATCACAAAGATAATCATACCAATTTTTACCAATTTCATGTAAATAATCTGTACCTACGTGCCAAACTGGGAATAAACGGAGGCCAAAATATGGTTTGATAAAATCTGGTTCGGCTACAGGATTAGAACATTGTACTTCATCTGGTTTTGGGTGGAAGCGTTTAAAGTTGTTAATCACTTGATCCATTAACTCCATTGCCTTTTCATCACCCGTATACTTAGTTAAATGACCACCTATTGAAGTATGGTATGTAAGTTTACCATCGCTCCAGCCACCTGCTCCCATAAAACCTGTCATTACTTCCTCAGGTTTACGGTTATAAGGATCATTACCCATATCAATAATAGTAATATGACTTCCATCATATCCATTATCAACTAATTTAGTGGCAGCATTAACACCTGCTACACCGGCTCCAACTATTACTATTTTTTCCATTTGTAAGTTTAAACGTTTAAATATAATAAAATTATTTTAAAACTCCTAATTCTTTTAGTTATTTTTAATTAATGCTTCCCAACCCTTATAAAATTTTTCATCTTGCACTTCAATTTGTAAGGGTGTATAAGTAGGAGGAATAATATAATTTTTAGAAAGATTGTTTATATTATCTATTATTACCTCATATTGTCTTCTTCCTTTATTAGGTCCCTCTTCTGTATAATGGTGACCATAAAATATATATTGGTTATCAACCCATTTCCAATGGTTCCCACCTACATGTTCTCTATATAATACATTAGCAATTGCACCCTTAGGATTATTTTCAAAATAGTATCTTTCAATCTCAATACCGGGGAAATTTAATTTTAAGTAGTATTCACCTTCCAATAAAAACCTATGGTTACATAAATGCCCTCCATCAATAACAAGATTTGTCCCTTGTTTTATTTGGTTAAGTAATTGTTCAAATCTATAATCATCATTAAAAGATTCTTTAAGGGTTCCATCTTCATTTATAAAGAATTTCCACCCCCAATCAGCATGGTGCCATTTACTTTTCCCTTCAAATAAAGAATTGGTCAATACATTCTTACCTGACCCCGGAAGACCTACTACGAATATAATTTTATTCATGTATTTTAATATATATAAAAAAAGATGTGACCCCAAATTGAGGCCACATCTCTCATTTTACTATAAAATCGACTAGGATGTGAATCTAGTCTGTACTAAATTTTTATTATGCTAATTCTTGATACCTTACAAAACATTTAACAGCACCCGCAGTTGCCGCAGCTGTTGAAGTAATAGTAAAGTGAACTTCAGTTTCAGCACTTCTGTAGGCTTGGCCTGCAACTATTAATATTTTCTCAAATCCTCCTAAAGCGGCTTGTGTGTGAACAGTAGTATTAGTACCAATACCTGCTGCTACAGCAACACCTGTAGTAGCAATAGTATCATCATTTGCTGCAGATAATTCGACACCATCTGCTGCAGTACCAATTTTAGTACCTACTTTTCCTGAAGACATTGCAATAGCTGTGGTTACTATAACACCTGCATCTAAAATTATGCAATTAGCAGGGACGGTTAATGCTGGGATTGCGGTTGAGGTTGCTCCTAAAGAGACTATATCAGAAGTTATAGTACCATATACGCTATCTATTAGATCTTGCTGAGCGCTTTCTGATGCTACTCTGAGGGTTTTGTCGGCCTTGATTACTCTATTTAGAGTTAATAATAAGGAGTCTTTTGTTTTTACTGCCATGTTTTTGTTGTTTTTATTGAGGTTTATTTATAAATATTACTCTTTTATCAAAACTAAATTATTATTATTTTTTATCTTCAGCTACGGATGCTTTTCTATAATCGGTGATTAATTTTTTAATTCCACCTAATGATTTTCTAGCTCTTCCGTGGGCTGCTTTTGTAGTACCAGCATGTTCTGTTTTAAATGTTTCGTATAAACCTTCGATTTGTTCAAATAACTCTTGAGTATTCATTTTTTTATAATTTTTATTGTTAAATTTCCATTACCTTTTATTACGCGATGTAAATATCCACA